AGAAACTATGACCTGTAGCTGTATGCGAGGGTCGGCCTCTAAGTATGTTATACGTTGTTTCAAGTGTGGCCGACGCTAAGCTTTAGTTAGTGATAAGGTAGGTTAGGGTATGGGTTTGGTGTCTATCAGGCGTTTATGTGGCGTTAAACGGTGTTATTTCCGCAAACCCATCCCGATCTCTTTGGTCATCTTTGCGAGAGGTTCGCTCTTTGACGCTTTTTCTATTGCTGGTAAAAATTTCGATGCTAATGCTTGAACAAACCAACTTTCATCTTTCAAACTATCAGCCATTGAACTAATCATATGCAGTTTAGAACCCTCTTCTGTTTTTCCTATTTCTTTAACAGCGTTACCCATTGCACCATTCCAAAAATGTTTAAACGATTCTCTAGCTCGTGGCAACATAAACTCTTCAAAATCAACTAATGCTTGTTCCCGTATGGCTTTTATTATTACTTGTAGCGATAATACTAACGTTTCATCGCTATCTTCGCTTCTTAGCCACTTCTCGATATGGACTTGTGTCCGATGAGGTATCCACCAAGTATATATCACGAGATAAAGCAAAAAGCTCAAGAGCCAAACAAGAATAAAGTCGTTGTTTGTCATTCAAGTTACAACCTTTAATGTATTCAAAATATCATTAAGCAGATTCTCGTAATATTTTTTACCTTCTTTTTTAATGTCTACATCAACTTCACCCATTGGAGTATCTACTGTAACAATTCCATCTTTCAAGTTTTGTAAAGTTTCACTACCAAATAAATCTGTAACTTTACCAATTACTTCAAGCGTATCTTCTGTAAAGTCGAAAAGACTAGCTAAGACAACTTCTTTAGGAACGTTTAGATCTAGAGTTGGTATTGGTTCTGCTATTGCTATTATCTTACTTACTATACTAGCTTTTAGATTCATTCGAGAAAAAGTTAACCAAGCACCGAATATGATGAACGGTTGTAATAACGGTATTACTGTTAATAATGCTCTATTCCAATCTATATTCTTAGTCAGTTTTTCAAATTCAGTGTCTTTTTTAGTCATTATATACCCTTTCCTAAAATTGGATCCAGGACAAGCACAAATGGTTTATATATCATAGTCTAAACCCTGTTAGTATACATGATATAGCTCCATTATTAGCTGATTGAGTACAAGCTATTATAACGTGTGAATTTGGAGGTATAACAAATTCTAATTGTTTTGGTTGAAGTCCTTGATTAAATTCTGTTATAACATATTTATCAGTAAATAGGTTTTGACCATCTACTTGTATAGTATAAGATAAGGTTTCACCAGCCCCTATGCTAGACCAGTCTAAGCCTATCTGTATTCTTGTGAGGTAGTAATAAGAGGGATTTGCATAATCTAAAAGGGTCAAAGCGGATGCAGTGAGACTCTTAACGCCTGACCATCCGTATATGTTTCCCTCTTTTACTCTTAATATTGATTGACTAGGTGCTAATGACATCTAGATCATACCCATTGCTTTGTCTCCAAACAATAAATACAAGACCACAATACGGAGCAACCATTGTTCTGTAGTCTTACCTGTTGTTTGGGTAATACTTTCATTGACATTAATGACTGTTGATTTATCCATTAGTAAATCTTCCCAACAAAAGACATTGAAGCGTAACGGTCAGCTTCGTTTTGGTCATCAACCATAGTAACTTTAAGAGTTGATAAAGGAGGAAGTAATAACTCCCATCTCTCAGATCCGGGTTGGTCTTCATCTTTTGTATCGGTTTTTAATATTCCTAGTTTAATTCCATTTAAAAAAACCTGTGAAGCGGATGTAGCTCCCACAGTTGCAGTGTCATCATCTACAGGCCCGTTAACCTGTAGAGTTCCGATGATCATCTGTTTACCTGTGCTGAATTCTAGAAAGGTTTTGACGGAAGTTGTAGCACTTATTTCACCGCTATATGCATAGCAATGTTCACCTATTACAGTTAACCCTTTCCCAGCACTGGTAAACTGGGCGTTTGCACCCGTTTTAGTTTTGCTCATTCAAAATACAAAGTCACGCTACCACCGGAGGCGGTTGCTGTGCCAGTTGTATATTGTAAAGCAATTTGTAGATCTATGTTATTTACACCGGAAACTGGAAAGTTAACATCTACTGAATTAAATGATGGGATTCCACCAGCGTCAGCAGTGTCACCACAAGCACCATAGATAGTTGCGTTTTGTTCTGACATATTAGAACCAGATAAACGCATTGCACATACTACACCTTTTGTGTCAGGTGTGTCGAATGCACAATCCACTCTGGAAATTCTCGATGCTCCGTCAGGGCATTGTATGTTACCGAGATTTGAACTATTCATGTTATCCGTGAGGGAAAAATAGGTTTTATCGGTAGGCGTTGCGTCAAATGTTCTTGTTATTGTTGTTGCCATGTTTACAATCTAAAGTATAGTTTAGATCCTCCAAGTTTTAGATTAGGGAACTGTCTGCGGGCAAAAGCACCTGCGACAGCGACTAAAGAAGCCCCGACTAAGGTTTTTCTACCTACATCAGTTCCTATCATATTAATTGCGTTACCTGATAAGGTGCTAAAAGCTTGTCCTAGCTGACCGTCGGTAACGTCTTTGATAACACCATCTAGTTTAATGGACTTACCGCCCATTGTATCAGTGCCACCAGCATTTAGGTATGATGCTATTGCCAAACCACTAGCCATACCGCTAATAGATGGATGGGGGATGCCTTTTTTCATATATCTTTTACTTCCTTTCTTTTTATTAGATCTTGCCCGTCTTGGTCGTGAGGATGTCCGAGCCTTCGACATATCATAAGATTTCTTAGAGATAAGTTTACCATCTCTAAAATACATGAATTTTCCTTTCTTGTTTTTCTTACGATATACTCCAACGGGCATAATTGTATATCGAATTGTGTTATATAAACTCTTTCCCTTTCCAATTATCATATATACCCCTCTCACCTACTAAAGAAATATGTCCGAGAACATTTTAAGTGCGTATCAATCTACGCCAAGCTTTGCATTATGGGATGGTGAACACGCTATCCTAAACTTTACTGGTAAATTAGATCAAGACTTTATCAAACCTGATAAAGACGGTAAAGACCAACATTATTTAGGTATTGAAGTATTTTTAATATCTCATAGTAATGAGAACTACAAACATCGCCACGATTCTATATGTATTTTAAGAACTGGTAAAGAATCAACCTTAGCGAAATGGGCTAACGATGAACGAGGGGGTATTAAAAAGACTAATAAGAAAACAATCTATAAAGTTTTTAACTCTGCTAAGTTAGGTTTTGACTTAAGGATTGAGAATAATGTTTAATTGTTCTGACTGTCAGACTAACAACTATGGTAAGGTAATGTGGTTATGTTGGAAGTGTCAAGTAATTGAACTACTAGAAGAGATAAAGGAGAAACTATGACCTGTAGCTGTATGCGAGGGTCGGCCTCTAA